GCCCCGGTCGCGGGCGAGAGGGTGTACTTGCCGCTGGCCGTGATGCGCCCCAGGACCGACCCTGCCGGATAGGACAGGCCCAGCTGCAGGGTGATCACCTCGCGGGTGTAGTTCGGGTTGACCTCGTATTTGAGGACATCGCCCATGCTGGGCGGTTCCGTCAGGACGGGCATGGTTCAGTCTCCAGGATGTTGGGGGAGGGTGCGCCCGATCCGGGCAGTGCGCGTCAGCGCGAGGCGGCGGCCGACTTTTTCGCGGCTGCGACGATGGGGCTTTCCTTGGTGCCAGCCGTAGGAGCGGTGGCGATGATGCCCGCGGCATCGCTGCGGGCAGCGAGATCGGCCAACACCTTTGCGCGCAGCGCTTCCGGCTTCACGCCCTTGGCCACGGCATCGGCAGCATCGATCTGGATGCCGAGCCGGGCCGCCTGCGCGCAGACCTGTGCGACTTCGGCTGCTTCCGCTCGGATCGCTTCGGGCGACATGGCGGCCGCCGCCGTCTGCGGCGGTGCGATTGCCGCGGGCGGGGCCGGTTCCGGCGGGGTGCTGGCGGCAGGCGCGACCGCAGGCTGCGCATGATCTTCGGGGGCAGTGGTCATCATCGGGCCCTTTCCTCTGGGGGTGGATGTGCCGCGGGGTGCGGCGGCGAAAGCGCGGAAGGCGGTGACCGGATCGGCCACCTCGTCGGCGAGACCGGCGAAGACCGCCGCCTCGCCGCGGAACACGGCGGCCTCGGTGCCCAGCGCCCGTAGGGTGTCGAGGCGCCGCCCGCGCCCTTCGGCAACGGTTTCGGCGAAGAGCTGCCGCAGATCCTCCAACTCGCCCGCGATCCGGTCGCGGACGGCCTCGGGAAGCGGCTGGTAAGGGTTCGCATCGACCTTGCGCGCGCCTGCATGGATCAGGGTCACGGCGATGCCCTTCTGGTCCAGCGCCCCGCTCATGTCGCTGTGCATGGCCACGACACCGATGCTGCCGACAGCGCCGGTGCGGGGCAGGCTGATCCGGTCGGCTTGGGAGGCCAGCGCATAGGCGGCCGAGAGCGCGTGATCGGCGACGAAGGCGTGGACCGGCTTCTGCGCCCTTGCTGCGCGGATGCGATCCGCCAGATCGAAGGCCCCCGCCACCTCGCCGCCGAAGCTGTCGATATCGAGGGCGATGCCGCGGACGGCAGGATCGGTCAGCGCTGCCTGCAGCTGGGCGGCGATGCCCTCGTAGGAGGTCAGACCGGAGGATTGCCCGATCCAGGCCCCGCGATGCACCAGCGTGCCAGCGATCTCGATCACGGCGATCCCGTCCACGACGGCGAAGGGCTGGCCGCCATTCCGCGCCTGACGGCTGGTCAGGTCATCTTCAAAGATTGAGGCCCGGGCGGGCAGTGTGGCGGTGGCCTGATCCTCGGGAGCCACATCCATTCCCTCGATGCGGATGTCCCGCCCGGTGATCCGGGGCCCCAGCCCGGTCAGGAAAGCCAGCGCCTTGGCGGGATCGACCATCAGGGGCGTGTTGAAGACGCGCTGGGCGATCTGGGTGTGGTGCATCATCCCTCCTCCGCGGGCCGGGGTTCCCGGTTCTCGCCGTCGTCGTTCTCGCGCTGGTCCTCTTTGTCAGGTTGCGTTTCGCCGTCCTGATCCTCGCTGCCGCCACCGGCCGCCTGCGCCGGGGATCCCGGCCGCCGGAAGTCGAGACCCAGTTCTGCCTCGCGTTTGCGTTCGGCCGCGATTTCCCGGTCGACCTGCTCGGCGTCGTAGCCGCGTTCGGCGATGGCCTGTGTGCGAGATTTCAGGCCCGCCTCGATCTGCAGGATCTCGGCCGCGGCATCCTTGGCCGGGTCGATCCAGTCCCACTTCGTCGGAAGCCAGTCGCACGCGAGGTACTGCCGCCGATCCGCCGCATAACCCGGCAGGTCGATGGCGCCCGCCAGCACCGCCATGTCCATCCAGCGCGTCCAGACGGCGCGGCAGAGCTGATAGACCATCACCGAATGCTGGAAGGCCGAGATGCGGCGGCGGAAATCGATCAAGGCGATCCGGGTGTTCGAGAAGTTGCCCTTGGCGGTGTCACCGGTGAGGTATCCATAGGGCACGCCCAGCGCCGCGCCGATCTGAAGGAGCGTGCGGTACTGGAACGGCTCATAGGTGCTGCCAGAGTCGGGGGTGGATGGGGTGGTGACGTCCTCACCGGGATCCAGCCGCACCACCTGGCCAGGCTCAACCTCCAGATCGTCCTCGGCGGGATCGAGGGCAGTTTCCGGGGCGGGGGAGGTGATGAACATGGCGAACATCGCCGCGGTCTTCTTCCGCTCCAGTTCCGCATCGTCGTAAAGATCGAGGGTGAAGAGCTTCACCACAGCCGCGGCGAAGCGCGACACGCCGCGCAGCTGCCCCGCCTCAACCGGGTCGAGGATGTGGATGACCTCCGAGGCCGGAACCCGCACCGTTTCGCCCGCAAGCCCCGGGTCGGTCATGTCGCCCGGATGGCGGCGCAGGAAGTGGTAGGCCACGCGGCGCCCGATGCCGTCGAACTCGATCCCCTGCCGGATCGATCCCGCGCCGGGCAGCGCGCGGGTCATGTCCTGGGGCAGCATTTCCGAGGGCAGCATCTGCAGCTGCATCGGCACCGTCAGACCATCTTCGGGACGCCGCGTGCGGATGCGCAGGAAGACCTCGCCTGCCAGAAACACCTCGCGCGCGGCCCGGCGCTGCAGGCCGAAGAAGTCCGTCAAACCCTCGGCATCGGCCTCGTCCGTCCAGGCCAGCCAGAGCTTCTGCAACTCCTCCTTCTTCGCGGCCTCAGTTATCTTCGACGAGGGCTTGATCTCATCCCCGACGACGTGGTTCGCGAAGGCGTCGACTGCGTTCGCGGCGTAGCCATTGTTCCTGACCAGCCAGCGCGCGCGGGCGGTGATGGTCTCGCCCGATGCCGCGATCAGGGTGTTCACATGCGCGCGGGTGGCGCGGAAGCCGCGCATGCGGCGGTGCGACTGCGCGGCGTCGAAGCCACCGATGATGGACCCGAGCCGCGCGCGGAAGGCGTCGAAGACCATGGTCAGAGACCCTTCGTCGCGACCGTGCCCCAACGGCGACGTCGGGCAGAGGTGCCGCTGGCTGCTGCAATGCGGGCTTCCAGATCCCGTATCGCGGCGGCCAATTCCGCGTCCGAACCATAGGTCACCGTCTTGCCGTCATAGCTGACGCTGCGCAGCCCGGCGAAGCGGGCCTCCTGCAGTGCGGTCAGCAGGGCCTGCATGCGGTCGAGATCCATCAGTCCCTCATGAAGTTCGGGGTGTAGGCCCGCCGTTTCCGGCGCGGCGTGGTCAGGGTTCCGGCCTTGGGCTGGGCCGGATCGGGTGTGGTTTCGGCCGCCACGGCCATCGGCAGGCGTGTTTCCACGCCCGCCTGCGCTTCCAGCCGCTGCCAGGTCGCCTCGTCCCAACGATCAGCGCCGAGGATCCACGCTGCGGCGCGGGCATAGACCCGGCAGTCCAGCGCCTCGTTCCGCTCGCGCATCTTCTGCCATTCCTGACGGGCATAGCCGCGCTTGTTGCGGATCGTGACCAGCTGTTCCGCCACCAGCTGCTTTAGCCATTCGCTGTCGGCCCAGCCTGGGATGTGCACGGTCCCCGGCGCATCGAGAACGCCCAGCGCGCGATCCTCGTCACTCGGCCGTTCGATCCGCAGGAACCGGTAGGTCTCTGCCTTGAACGTCGCCGTTGCCACCGACCAGAGCCGCGCGCCCCGGCGCAGGCGTTTGCCGCCGATGGTGGCATCCACATAGGTCGGGCCCGAGACCGGAGCCGACCGGTTGAAGCCCTCGAGGCCCTTCAGCGGTGCGACCTGTTCGAAGCCGACCTTGCGCGACCAGGCATAGACTGCCGCAGCCTCGTAGCCGGTGTCGATACCCAGCCGCGCCACGGTCATGAAGGCACCGTTGGCATGCTGCCACGACCGGCTGAGAAGGGCGGTCAGCTTGTCCCAGGCTGCCGGATCGTCAGGCCCACCTGGAATGACGATGTGATCGACAAGCCAGGACTCGAGCCCTCGGCCCCAGGCCCAGATATCGACCTCGATCCGGTCCCTCTGCACATCGGCCCCGGCGGTCAGGAACAGCCCCGCCATCGGCACGGTGCCCGGCTTCCAGGCTTCGCGCCGACCCGCCAGCCGCTGCCATTCCGGCGCATCGCCAGACTCGACCCATGTCTCGCCCAGAAGCGTGTTGCGCGCGACGCGCAGCGTCTCGTCCGACCCCTGGGCAGCCAGCCATTCCCGCGCGACGTCGGACCAGCTTTTCCAACCGAGGGGCGAATAGAGCGCCGAGAGGTGGAAGCCGATAGCCTTCGGATCCCTGGAAACCGCTGTTGCCCGCCATTCGCCGCGGGCGAGCATTTCAGTCTTGTGGTGCTCGGCAATCGGACGCTCGCAGCCCTCGCAGTGATAGGCGGCGGTTGCCGGCTTCCCCTTCGCCCAAAGCAGCCGGTCGAACTGCAGCCATTGCATGGCGCCGCAATGCGGGCAGGGCACGAAGTAGCGCCGCTGGTCCGATGCCTCGAACTCTCGCTCGATGCGCGATAGCCCCCGGATCGTCGGGGTCGAGACCATGAACACCTTGCGCCGGTGCGAGAAGGTGGTGGTCCGCGCCTCGGCCAGCGTGACCGGATCGCCTTCCTCGTCGGCGGAGGCCGGATAGGCGTCAACCTCGTCGAGGAAGACATAGCGCGCGGGCATCGACCGCAGGCCGGTCGCAGAGTTGGCCCCGGTCAGCACCAGGATGCCGCCTGGAAACTCCTTCGACAGCATCGAATTGCCCGCGTCGCGCGACCGGGCCGGGTTCACCCGTTCGCGCAGCGCCGGGCTGTCCGCGATCAGCGGGTCTAAACGGCCGCGCGAAGTCCGCTTGGCCAGTTCCAGGCTCGGAAGTACCGCCAGCATCGGCCCCGGGGCATGGTGGATGACGAAGCCGATCCAGTTGTTGCCCGCTTCCGTGGCCCCGACCTGCGCCGCTTTCATGAAGGTGATGCGCTGGGCGGGATGACCGGGCGACAGCGCATCCATGATCTCGCGCAGATAGGGCGCGCGGGCGGTGCGATAGCGCCCCGGCTCGGCCGCGCCGCGCGATGACAGCCAGCGATGCTGATCCGCCCATTCCGACACCGTCAGGTTCGGGTCGGGGCGCAGGCCCTGACGCCAGACCCGCAGCAGATCCTCGGCGCCGTCGAAGCCGAGGTCGAGGTCAGCGGTCAGGTCGTTGCCGTCGTCCTCATCATGCAAGCGAGACCCGGAGGTCGGCGAGGGCGTCGAGCTGTTCGCGGACATGGGCTTCCAGCACCCTCTGCATGATCGCGGTCTCGAT